TTGGACGTGCTACCATGCGATTCGTGCCATGCCAAGACATAGGCTTGTTGAAAATGCTTATTGCCACATTCGCAATGTAGGTCTTGCCATCCTTGTAAAGACAAATTACACCCACCTTCCCTTGCTATCTTTTTCCAGGCGCCGTTTCATCGCCACTGTTTGCGGATTATCACGAATTTGCTTTGGCACGTTGTCGCCCGCCTCTACGACTCCGTTGATGCGTTTGAGGCGTTCGTGAGCTGAATGACTGGTGATCGGCTTGTCGGATAAGCCGATATGTACCCGTCCTCGCCCTTCCTCGAAATATAGGAGGCCACGGCCTCCTACCAGACGGTGTTGGACGCCGCCACATTCGTGTTCAGGGCGGAAGCCGTCCCGATCAACGATAGAGGCCCAAACAGACTCAAGGTGTCCACAGTCGCATTGCCATTCGTAAAGAGGCATCTATAACTTCCGATGCCACGAAATAGGAAGATCGCAATGATCGCATATAGAGTGCCAAATAGGATGTTTTGGCGCATCTTTAGCAGAATAATTACACATGCCACCTCCATACTCCCAATTCGTAACCGAGCCAGTAAACGTTTTGTACACCTTTCCAATGAACGAACTTAGGTCGCCAGCGCCAGGGTACTTTTCGACAATAGAAATGCAATCGCTTACGCCTCAACCTATCCCTCTCGCCGCCTGAGCCTTCGTCTGCGAAGCTTCGTCGTTGCCCTGGCCCTGAGTATTCTCCTTAGCGGTATTCTGCCCGCCACGCCCGGCCTGAGTCGCATTCACCTGCATCATCATTTGAGCAAGCATTTGAAGTTCGTTGACGATAGCTGGGTTTAGGAACTCGTATTTACGGGCCAGCTCTTCAAGCAACGCCCTGGACATGAGAAGCTGGGGCGACTGGGCCACTATGGTTAAGAATTCCAAGAACTGAGACTTTTCTTGGGGTAAGGAACGAGGTCGGGTCGAACCTGGCACGATGTCTACATCCGCCTCGAACGTCAGGTCTTCGCGGCTGACGTGTTCAAGCTTCTCATTGCCAAACGTCTGGATGAGATGTTCTTGCAAACCTGGGAATGCGACAACCATTTCCGGCTGGATACCATAAACAGACATGAGCATCTGCGCCATTTCTTGTTCATTCATGCCTCGTAGTTTGACGAACATGCCGTTCGTGAGAGTGGCCTTGACGAGCTGAAGCATCTTGCGCAAAGCAGTCTTCAACCATTTGTAGACAGCCTTCTGAAGCTCGGCGTCACGGAGACTAGACGCACGCTCGATGAACTGAGCCTCAGTAGCCGTATTCGCATCCGATGAACCTGAGAGCTTGGCACCAGTCTGTCCTGTGATAACACGATAATCGTTAAGAAGCGCCGTCGTATCACGCCAGATATCTCCGTTAATCGACGGTTCAGATAGAATCTCTGGTTTCTGCGACATATCGGAGATTTTCACCCCTTCCATATCGCGGCTGCTTTGGAGTAGCTTTAAAGCTTCTTCGGAATCGGCTGAAAACGTGCCTTCTGTATAGAGAATTTTGCGGGCTGATCGCTTGGCACCCTGCATTTCCTGCTCACGGCGAATGTTATACTCTTCTTGAACGTCTAGCCACGGATACACGTGAGGTAGGGGCCAAGGACTAGGGTCCGGGCCGATGATTGGCGTCCATCCTGGTAGAATGGCATATGGGTGGTCCTCGACTCCTTCTGGCAGCGCATCATCGATGAGTGCTTCATCGAAATCCTGGCCTTCGGCCAAACAAAGCCATCGTTTTCTGCGGATATCGTAGAGTTCGACGTAGCGGAAGAGCTGACAATATTCGTCGTCGTCGGAGTCTGGCGCCTTTTGGTGCGACCCTTCGGCATAACGCTTATCCTCTTTGATATTGGACTTGAACTGCATACGCAGTTCGGCGGGAAAACGCTCGTCGGCCTTAGCTTCGTCCAACGGAACCGTGACTTCCTCGCCGATCCATGCCCATTTACGCATGTACGGGCCGGAGTCTGGCAGAAGCATGCATTTGGCGTCTACCCATTCCCAACGATAGGTGTCGTCGGAAACGACATGGCTTGGTTCTATTATCGGTTGGCCTGTCATTGGGTCTACCATAGGCTGAGGTTGGCCCATCTCTAGCATCGGATTGCCATCCGAATCCTTTTGCATCACTTCGCGTTCGGCGTTTGGATTTGGCTCCATCTTAGGGTCGTAGATAGACTTGAGAACACCGATGCGAAAGAAGGCTTGGAGTAGTGCTAAGCCAGATGCCTCCTGGAAGTTGTCGTCCTGGGACATAATGGCGGTCAGGACTTCTTCTGCGAGTGTAGCTTTGCGAGCGCTGGTAATTTCGCGGCCAGGACGAGGGCGAACCAGCGCTTTCGGGTTTTCGAATAAGAGATTGGTCTGCGTGACTTTGACGGTGGCGAGGAAATGGTTGAGAACGCGAGGTCCCTTCTGTTTCCACTGCTTGCCAAGGAAAAACTCTTCACACTTCTTGACATCATAGTCGTGTTCCCAGTCTTTACGGAGCTTGCGCGCCTTTTCGATCCGATTGAACCACGGCTTGAGGGCTGCGTTGGTCGAGCCGTCACCAGTATCCGGTTTCGCGTCGTCGTATGTGGCTTCGTCTGCCATGTTTTATTCAACTAGCTCGTAAGTTGCTTCAAAAATATCGGGTTTACATGGATAAAACTCATTTTTAACACCTTTAATAACCCAGTCTTTATCCGAAACCTTAAGTGGTCCTTCAAGGGTTTGTACGTACCAATAATCACTCATGCCACCTAAACAACATGGATCACCACGGTTTGAAAAAGGTAATGGTAGAATCGTTAGGTTAAATTGTTCTGCTTCGATCACAATTGGTTTTTTTCTAAATTTAGCCATCTATTCCCCTACCCCAATTCGAAAAGTATGTCGCATTAGATGAGCTTCGCTTTTACCAGCATGATTTCTCTTCCACCAGGCGAAAGTATTAGGTTTGGCTTCGGGCTTCGTGAAAGATTGAGGCGGCGGATGCTTTTTGAGAAGGTACTTAAGTCCGTCCCACCCGTGGTTGTCTTTGTCCACCAACTCTTCGGGTTGACTGCGATTGAGAGCGACTTGTGCACTGAATTCCTTCCTTCTCTGCTGTCCGAGCTCCCAAATCAGCTTGAGACATGAAGCTGCAATGCGATAGCGGGGGTGTTGTATATCTTTCCAATACCAACCGTGAAGCCAGTTTGCTACGGTTATGTCACCCCCGCGCTCGCCGGGGATCATGTAAACGCCCATCTCACGAAAGATGCCTGCCGTAGACTTGTTCGGGCCTACGAATTGCGGTTTGTCTTCGTTCCAGATCGAGGGGTCGGCGACGATGTAGGCGAAACCGGAGTAGGGGCAGCCTTCGTATCGCTTTCCGTTTTGGTCGTATCCATCTTTTCCTTTAATGATATTCGCTATCTGATGCGCTGGAACGTTGGCACCGTAAAACTCCCAAACCGTCGTGATGATGCCATCGCTGTCCACGCTATGCACATGAAAAGCAGCAGGGTTGAAGCTGCCATGATCGTACGATCCGTAGAGTTTGGTGGCTTGCGCCTCATAGGATGGGACCACGATCTGGGCACCGCCCACGCCGTTCTTCCACTGTTCCCATTTGGGGAAGAGATGCTGACCGCCCAAAGCCCCATACTGGATTTCCATCTCCTTTTTCCAGCGGGGGTCGTCCAATCCCATCGGGTAGGCGCGAGCTTCTTCGGCAACCCATAAGTCTCCCTTAGTAGTTCCGGGGCGCTTATTGGAATCGGCTGAGTAGTGGTATCTGACAACGCCTATGCCACCCGTGGTGATACGACTAGAATATCCGGTCATCAAACTTCCGCTTCTACGAGACCTTGAAACTCGCTAGGCTCCGCAGACGAGACCACGATGAGCTGACCGCCGTGTGTAATCGCGGGAAGCGCAGACGTATACGCCTTGCCAAATTCCGGCTGAAAGGCTGCTTCATCCGAAAATACAACCGATGGGTTGTGGCTTCGTATGATATGTCCGCCTTCAGGGATTCCCCAGATATGACTCCCATTGGGAAGGTAAAGATGGCAGTATTTAGCACCGGATGGGAATCGAGCGACACGTAAATGCTCAGGTAATGACCACTCAAGGAAAGATATTCGCCCTTGATCTGGTTCTTTATCATAGACGAGTGCTGCTACATCTTCTTCCCGCTTAGACTGGACCATGATGAGCTGGTGCGGGAACGCTCTTGCTCGCCAGAGGAGGTAGGCACAAGTAAGCCAAGTGGCCATAATATGCCGTGACTTCTCAATAAAGAGGATTCCACTGCGATAGATGTGCTCCAAGAAAGCCAGTCCGATTCCTGCATCGAGCGCATAGCTAGCATCCGCTGGAAGCCTGAGCTTTGCGCTGATAAGGTAGAGGTCCAGGGTGGCGCGGAGGCACAGCTCGTCGGGGAAGTGCTTCTGAGGGTCGAGTAGATCATGCTCGTCTTTGGTGGCGATTTTTTCAAAGATGAAATAGTGGGCATCTCGTCTACATCTTTCGAGTTCACGAGCCTGTCTTATTTCCGTAACGTTTTGCACGCGATATTTGAGCCATTTTCAGCTTCCATGAAAGTAACATGGAATCGTCCGTCCACCATATCAAACGGGGAGTGCCACCTCGCCGTCGTTCCCATATCGGTAAAGCTAAGTTCTTACGCCATCGAATCAGCGTTGCGGCAGCGACTCCACCTAATGCAAGTCCGATTGCGACTTGGCCCCAGTAGCCTCTATTCTCGCCAAAACGCGATCGAATATCACCATCTCCTCGTCTGACAAGCTCTGCAATAGAGTGGCGACGGTCACTTCCGTACGTTGATCGGGCTTTCCGGTACTGAATTGGATGAAGCGGGCTACCTGGTCCAGGGTCTTGCCCACGTAGGCTAACATCTGGGACTGATCCTTGGCCTTCACTTCTGTTAGATTGGTCGTTAGAAGCGATTTGATCAACTTGCGGGACATCTTCACACATTCATTCACCATTGGCTTGGCGTTATCAGCGTCAAACCATTCCATCGTCTCGGCTACGAGGTCGGCAGCGATCTGGGCGCCGGTTTGGGAGTTCGTCTTCATGGAAACCTCATTATGGCAGATAGAACAGCTTAAGGCAAGTCCAGCTTGCGATCAAGAACCATGTCTGAAGATGCGTCCATGGGCTGTTTACCCACTCCACGATCCTGCTGCCAAAGACCGATGAGATTATAGACGGCGATCTCGGCCAGGTCCGAAACCCCGACGCCAGATTCCTTGGCCATTTGACGAAAGACATAGTCGGCTTCTTTTTGGATATGGATTTTGATGGTCGTAGGAGCACCTGCTTTAGTCCCGTTCTCAATCTCGTCTCAGCTTCCTATCTACTTAGGAAGGGATGAGACTTTGAGACAGCTTTTAGATTCTTAACCTTTTCGCCTACTTATAAGTCTCAGTCATTTTTCCTTGAGAATTTCTTCGATGGCGAAATTCTTCAATGTTTTCGCGAAAAGCTATCGTCGTAATCTCACGGCTTTTCCACCTAAAAAGCTAACTAGTTGAAATTGTTCGATTCTCATCCTTCTCACTCCGTAACCCATGATTATTGCTCGATTCTCACGGGTGCTTGAGACGGATGGAACCGTCCGCACCTAGCTCGACTTCGGCGCCCGGATAGTTGGATCGGCAGAAGGCGAAGTCGGCTTGGCCGTAGCCGCCCGCCACCCCGGTCACTAGGCCCCCGGCGCCCCCCGATATGCCGGAACGGGCGCAGAAGGAGGCGGTATCCGCGGCTAAGGCGCGGATCATTTCCGCGTCCAAGGCTGTGCAACCGTAACAAAATAGAATGCTTATAATAAACAAACAGCGTGTCATTTCCGCCTCAGTTCGCCGATAAGAAGCCGTGTTGGTCCGCCGTCGTGATCCATTCCCAAAGCTCCTGATATCCGGCTACCTCTAAGGCGTAGGCTAGAGCTTCATCCTTGGTCGAGAAGAACTGTACGGGTTGCCATGGGTATAGTTTGGAGTCCCAGGCCATATGAATCCTTTCCTACGCCCAGTCGCGGTTCGGATCGTGCCAGATTTCTGGGTGCAGTTCGCAACGGGGGTCTCGGTCCGCCAACGCCATGTTCAACGCCTTCCAGTCCACCGGGTCCAGGAATTGGCGTTTGAATTCGTGGGGCTGGTCAAGACCAGAGCCCCGACATGTAAGGCATAGTTCAATCATGGGAAGCCTTCAGTAACTGAGCCTTCCGCGCCTCAGCCATTCGCCGCCCTGCCTCAGCCCTTGCTGGACTAGGTTGCTTCGGAATTCTAATGGTAGACCGTGGTACATGGAAGGCGGCATGGCGTTCTCCTTCGTCATACGGATAGAAGCCAGCCTTTTTCAACTTACGATATATAATCTCGCTAGCCGTCCAAATATGTGCATTAGGTTTAGCCTCATTAAAATTGATAATCGTTTCTCGTTCTTGTCGCGGTCCTTTTCCAGTCATAAGATACCCTCCTTGTTACTGTAAGATAGCATAGTAACTAGAGGATGGCAATATATGGAAATTTT